TGCACACCTTTGAGCATAGGCTCTAGGATTCCTTTTAATCTATCTAAAACTTCCTTTTGAGAAAGGATAGATTGTTTTAGTTTCTCTTTTTCTTCTTTAGTCTTACAGTCTTTAAACCAAACAGCTTTCATTACTTTTTCTTTTTGACAGGTTTCTTTTTCATGTCATCTTTTTTCTTCTTTGGTCTACCGACTTTACTTCCGTATGTACCTTTACCTTGGGGCATATTATGTTCCTCTCTGAATTGCTTCTTCTTGTTGTTCCTCAAAATCTACTTGTGCTTCAGTAGCTACCTTTTGAGTTTCCATTTGTTCGTGTACTGTCACGTTTTCTGCGAACAGTGAAGGCTCTCCTAGCTCTTCTGCTAGTAGTCTAGCAAACTCTTTGCCTGATAAGTGCGCCGCCACGGTTGGATCAGAAGCTTTAATTTGATATAGAGTAGTAAGGTTTTGAACTTTTTGTGCGCGTTCTGCAAAGTGTCTAGCTCCTATTGGTACAATTTTTCCGCTTGCCTTAATATCATCCCTAGTTATTTCACTAAAGAAAAATAAACCAGTACTGTCATTTAAAACGCGAACAACGTCTGCTTCATTCATGTTACGTCTAGCTGTTTCTAGCATAGCATTAAGGATAGGCTCAAGGAAGACACGTTCGAAGTGAGCTGTCTTGTGTTGGAAGATACGACCAGCAGCTGTCATAAGCTGGTTAACCTCAAAGGCTGTCTTCTCTCCTGCGCTACGAATACCCATAGCCTCTCTAGGCGCACCTGCCATCATCTCCATTTTATTTTCTAGGTTCTGAATCTGGAAGTCAGCGTTAAGCGCAGTAGTATCAGGGGCTAGATAACCTACATCCCCTTCTTCCCCTAAGTAAATACGAGAGCTAGGTTCAAAGTCAAAGTCCTCTACGTCACCTCGTATCTTAAGAATTGGGTACGCAATCTGATCGAATACATCAGCCTTAAGATTTTCTAAGTGGTCGATACGATACTGCATACCTACCAAATTATCTAGTGGCCCCATTGAGTAAAGGTTATCAGGGCGATCACGCCAACCTACGTGGAAGATAGCGTCTTTACCTAACCAAGATGGGTTCTCAATATTCTGTAAAATATATGATCTGTCAACAACTGTAATTATTCTGTTGTTATTAAACTCGCCAGAATCTGAATCATAAATATCGCCGTAGAACGTAAGCACCTCTACGTAATCTGACTCGTAGTACTCAGTCAAAGAGTTAAAGCCATCAGCTACGTAGCCTTGAGACTTGTGCATATCTATTTCACTACCTTTAGAACCTGCTCTGTTACTGAGCATTTTCTCTAGTACGTCTTTCATATACGCATTTTCTGAAGAAGCTTCTATCTTTCTTTGTATTTCTCCAAGAGTTAAGACTGATCTAACAATCTTAGGAGTGTCCTCGAAAGAAGAAGCTGTAGGATTAAACACGATATCAAAAGGTGAAATACGTACTAGCTTTGGCCCTACGTAGTTTACGATTCGGTCACCATCGTCATAGTTAGTTACTTTTGTTTCAAAGTCTACGGTAGCAAAACAGTTACCGTACTGGATATAATCATTAAGTATCTTACTAACAGTATTAATAAAGTCAGACTGCTTTAGTTTATTTTCCATGTAAGCTTGAATAACGTCACGTTTAAACTTAACATTAGACTCTTTATCGGATGCTTCAAATTTCATCCACTTGCTTTGAGGAAACAAAGCCGCAAAATAGTTTGCGTGTAAGTTATCTGCAATCTGTGTTAACTTAGGGCAGGTCGTAGAGTTAGACCAAGGTAGTTTGTTATTGGAAGTAGTACGAGTATCTGTTGCGTACAAATAGTCGCGTAGCTCCTTCCACTCTTTTACTTTAGCAGAACGTAGGTTATTCCAATTACTCCAACGGCTAGATATCTCCACAGCAAGACTGTGAGGATTAATCATACCGTCTATGTCAATAGTAGTTCCTGCCATCTCGACTCCTAAAGTCTTGTCCTATGTTGTAATTATACAACACTTATTAAATTTTGTCAACAACTAAAACGCAACACCACCAAATTTAGGATGGAATACTACGTTATTTGTTCTTTTTCTTCCAGATAAAGAAGAACTAGGCTTAACTGCTACTTCAACTGCAGCCGCTAAACAGTCTTTACAGTCATCGTGTGGGGGGTTATACGAGACCAACTCTTCTTCTAGTATCTGGGAGTTACCACCTCTGTAGTGATATATCTGTAAGTTATCGTACCTTGGTTCTAGGATAGCAGCTATACGTTCTTCCTTAGAGCCTTGGTGTCTGTTCGGTCTAAACTCGTCTATCTTAAGAGCTAAACCGTTAGGTTTAATGTAGCTATCTTTTAGTTCTTTTACGATTGCTGACTGCGCTGCAGTACACTCAGCTCTTAGTTTTCTAAAGTCCCATCTGTTAAGAAGGTCTAGGATATGTCTAAAGTATTCAGAAATCTTTACTGTTTTAAACCTGTCAATATCTAAAACGTATATATTGTTTTCTGCGTCTATCCCTATTACAACAATAGCGGTGTAGTCTGCACGTTTAGATGTACTATACGCAAAGTCAACTGCTGCACTAACATTTAATCTTTTACTTTTGTAGTACCACTTACCTGCTTCTTGTCTTAACAAGTTCTTTTCAAAGTATTGAAACTTTTCGTATGCAATAGGTTGTGTATCAGGATCACTAGGATCGTTGTAGTACTGCGCCCTAAACTGCATCCTGTCTAGGTACTGCCCTCTTTTTTTAGCAAGTATTTTAATATCAAAGCCGAAATACTTACCGTCCTTGCGCCGTTGCTTAGGCCACAAAAATTGTCCTGTACCGTCTCCTTGATCTTCTACAGCCCTTTCAAAAACTTCGTAGATAGCTTCTTTACCTACAAGTTCTCCTTCTTCGCTGTAGATGTCCTCTTCCATTTCCATGAGGTTGGAGTACAAATCTTTCGGATGGTAGCGCGTACCCACGACCCACTCTTTTGCATTACCTCCCTCAATTGAAGAGAGCAAGGAGTATTGAGACTTGACTTTATTACGTCCTTCACCAGTGTAAGCGTTTTCGTAAACAACCACATCGTCCAAGACCGCAATGTCGCAATGCAAACCTGTAAGAGATGTAGTAAGCCCTCCTGTAAATATTGACGGATCACGTATAGCCTCCTGTTTTCTAAGTGGATGATCCAAACAAATTTCTGTTGCTGTCCACTTTTCTCTTTTACTTTCGTCTTTATGAAGATGTTCAGGCCAATACTTCCTGTGAACATCCGATTCAAAAATAGCTTTAATAAACGACAACTGCTTCTGAGCTAAGTTAGAGGTAGCTGAAATATATAGGATACGTAATGTAGGGTCTTTGGTTAACTCCCACGCTACCCTGTACGCAACCATAGCTGACTTACCATGATCTCGCGGAAACAGTAAAAGTTGATGCGACTTAGAATCTTCTCTAGT